GCCCGCTGTACTACCACTACCTCGTGCTCGACCCCTCCAACACCAGCGCGCTCGTGATTTCTAACACGCTCGGCTTCGGCGGCACGACCAACGACTACGGAACGACCAGGACCGAGACCGCGTATGGAGCGCTGACGACTGGACCTAACGGCATTCTGAGGCCGGCCCGGACCAGCACGTACGCCAGCAACATCACAGACGGATCGTTTTTGGGGACGGGAACTCAACTGAATCGGAGGGTGCAGTCTGGGCTCGACCCAAACGCAAACGCGAACTTCGGGTACGCCTGGCCGGATGTGCCCGGCGCGGCGGTCTCTGGCGTCAGCAGGCCGTGGTACCATAACACGCACCTAAAATGCAAATCGCTCTGGTACAACTGCCCGAGCATGCTGACCAACTTCGACCACTTTTTTTACCGCGCCGGGAAGTCCGCGACGACCAACGCTTCCAGCCTGAGCGTGACTTCTTTGACCGGAACGACGATCCTCGAGACTGGATGGACCACCACCGCAGCCGACGGAGCCGGGTACGACGTGGCGACCGGCGGAACGGGTGTGCTCAACGATCACGACATCCAGTACCGTTTGCTGGCACAGACCGGCATCAATGAAACCGGAAAAAACCTGATCCCGCAGGGCGTTCTTGTCGCCCGTTGCGACAGCGGTGGAACGATCGCTTGGAACGCCGACAACACGGGCGCCTCGTTCGATGCAATCGGCAGGAGCGGCGCGTACGTGGCCGACTGGTCCGACAACTACGCGACTCAGACGGTGTGGCAGGAATACATGAGCCGCACGGTGCTGGCTCCCGCGGCGAAGACGGTGTGCCCGATCATGCTCGGCCACAATATGGACGGCGCGACCGACTACACCGGCTCAAACGTGAACGACGTGTTCCGGACCAAGTACCAAACCTTCGTGCAGATGCTCGCGGCTGCTCATGCCGCGGCGTTCCCGAGTGGCGAGTTCATCCCGCTTATCATCGTTCCATGGCGAACTGGCGAGTCTTCGGCTTTTGACACGTTGGCGCGGTGCCAGTCGGCCCAGACGCAGCTCGAGCGGATGTGCAGCGAGAACGGATGGCCGCTGCTCTCTCTCTTTGAGTATTTCGGCCAGGTGGCACCGTTCCACATGCTGCACCCGAGCACGCCGGCCGAGGGCGAGAAAATCGCCGGGGCGATCCGGGATGTTCTGGACCGTGCAACCGGGTTCCGCTACACCACGCGCGGCGCCGTCGGCTCAGGTTCCGCTCGCACCATGCGACTTCGGAGGTAAGCTTGGCGAAGAAGCAGAAGCCAGCAGGGGCCGTCGATTTCCAGCCGGGCAACAAGCTCCAGGCCCTTCGCGCGCACTGCGGACCGCCCCCGATGGCCGTGTACCGCGCGGTGCAGGATGCTCTCGACTCCCCCACGCTCATCGAGGGCGAGACCAAGGCCATCATCGCCCGCACGTTCGAGGCGATTTCCGCCGGCGTCAACCGGCGCGACGCATCCGGTCAACCCGACTCCACAACGCTCGGGTTCTGCAATCTGGTCAAAGAGCTGTACTTCGGCAAGAACGGCGACCCCGGCAGCGAGATGGACCGCGGTACGTTCCGAATCAAGGTCGTGTACGACGACGAGCGCCCGAACCTGGGGCTTGTGGACCCCGATCCGCCCAAGAGGTGATCCGTGCCGCTCCCCGTGGTCGCCAAGATCAGGCCGCACGCTGGGCAGATCCCGATTCTCGATGACCCGGCCCGGTTCAAAGTCGTGCGCTGCGGACGCCGGTTCGGCAAGACGAGCATGGGCGTCATTGCCACGCTCGAGGAGATCACGCGGGATCGGGAATGGGGGATGCGTTGGGGGCCGCGAATCGGATGGTTCACGCCGCTCGACCGCTACACGACGCCCGTGTTCGACGAGCTTCGCGACCGGCTCGGGCCGCTGGTTCACACGAGTGACGCCACCCGCAAGACCATCGGGCTCGGCCGCGGCGCCGTGATCGAGTGCTGGACGATGCACAACAACCCGGAAGCGGGGCGATCGCGATACTATGACCTGGTGATCGTGGACGAGGCGGGGCTGATTGCGGGGCTGCGGAAGTGGTTCGATACCTGTCTCCGCGCGACGCTGGTTGACCGCAAGGGCCGGATGCTCATGCTCGGAACGCCTCACGCGATCGGACCGGAGTTCAACGACTTCTACGACGAGGCCGCGGGCAAAGAAGGCTGGAAGGCGTTCACCGCGACCACCTTCGACAACCCGCACCTTCCCGCCGAGGAGAAGCAGGCTATCCGGGTCGCGATGGGCGAGATGCCCGACTGGATGGGCAAGCAGGAGTTCTACGGCATTCCCGCCGACACCGCTGCGGGCATATTCGGCCGTCAGATGCTCCGCACCTACATCGACCAGCACGCCCGCCCGCCGACGTGGAAGGGCCGCATCGGGCTCGACGCGGATGACGAATGGAAGCTCACGGCAATCTGCCACCGGAAGGACGCCGATGCGGTGTTTGCGTTCGAGGACTCCCGCGGCCCGTGGTCGGTGTGGGGCGACCCCGACGACGCGCGGCAGGGCGAGGTGTGCATCGGCATCGACCTTTCCGCCGGCGTGGGCTCGAGCAATACCACGATGAGCGTCGGACTACCCGACACCGGACACAAGTTCGCAGAGTTCGCCAGCCCCGGCGTGACGCCCGAAGAGGCCGCGCGGCTTGCCGCTCTCGCCGGGTTCTACTTTGGCGGCCAGGAGCCCGCTTGGATCTGGTTCGAGGCCAACGGCGGCGGCGGCGAGCAGTTCGCCCGTGAGCTGATCCGGCTCCGATACCCGCGGATCAGAGGCCGCGGCGCGGAGCGGTGGGAGAACACGACCACGCAGCAGGACAAGCTCGGATGGTGGAGCAGCGACACGGCGAAAGAGAGCCTCATCCTCGCGTACGCCCAGGCGTTGAAGGCGGGGCGGATCATCAACCCCAGCGAAACCGCCCTCAAAGAGTGCTCGACCTACATCTACCACAAGGGCAAGGTGGTCAGCGTGAACGGTGCCAGCGACGGGCTCGACGAGCTTGCCCGAGCGCCCCACGGCGACCGCGTGATCGCGGATGCGTTGCTGGCGAACATGCTGCGATGGTGCCCGAAGACACCGCCAGCGCCGGAGCGGACGCCCCCGCGAGAGTCGCTCGGGGCGCGGTTGCGGGAGACGCGGAAACCGAAGCAGCGTTTGGGGTGGTAGAATCCACCGACGACGGGCGCTCCTCCCAGGGGGCGACCGTGAAGCTCGACGACATCACGCTGACGCGAGCGATCCAAGACGGGATGCTCAAACTCGACGCTCACCGCAAGGTGCGCGCCTTCGTCTGCGCCCAGCTCGCCGGCCCCTGGTACGGCAACGACCTCAGCCTCCAGACCAACCGCACCGACAAGATGCCCGTGAACGTGCTCGGCGAGATGGTGTACGCCTACCTCGCGCAGATGGTCGGCAACTCCGTAACGTCTAAGGTGACGCCCCGATCGTTCTTCCTCCGCGGCGAGGCGCGGATGCGTCAGTACATGCTCGATGACCTCGCGCGGGAAATCGACCTCGCGAGGACGCTCAGGCTTGCAACCCTTGACGCGCTCACCGGCGGCATCGGCATCGTCCGAGTGGGCAACCGCTCCGGGCGTGAACTCTGCCACATCGAAGGGAAGAACTACGACATCGGGCAGATTTACGCGGCCCGCGTGGACCTCGACGACTACTGCCGCGACCCCATGAGCCGGGACGAGAGCGAGGACCGTTGGCGGGCGTACCGATTCCGGGCGAGCCGATCGGCGATGCTCCAGCTCTACCCCGAGGCCGCGGAGCTCATCATGGCGGCCCCGCTGGTGCGCGACCTCCTCAGCGACGCCTACAGCAGCGGGCTCGACGAACTCGGCGGCGACACCACCGGCCAGGACGAGACCGGCGACGAAATCGAACTGTGGGAGTGGTTCGGGTACGAGCGTGGCGTGGTGCTGCACACGACGCTTGCGGGTGCCGTTGATTCGCTGAAGGCGCTGCGACCCGTCGCCGAGTACGAGGGATACGAGAACGGCCCGATTCACCTCCTCAGCTTCCGCCACATCCCGAACAACGCTCAGCCCCTCGCGATCTGCCAGCAGTTGCTCGACATGCACCTCGCGATGAGCAACACGAGCGCGAAGATGGTCGATCAGATCCTCAGCGCCAAGACCGCGTACGTCACCCGCGCCGACGGCGAGCAGACCGCGCGGGAGATGATGGACGCGACCGACCGCACCGTGTTCATCGGCGACCCAACGGCGGTAATGCCCATCGAAATCGGCGGGGGGATGCAGAAGTTGTACCCCGGGTTCGACTGGATGCGGGCCGAGGCCAACAACGCCAGCGGCGCGGCGTCGATGATCGCGGGTCAGAGCGACGTGAGCAAGACGGCCACGGGCGCCACGTTCATCGCGAACCAGGCCAACATCCGCCTGACGGACATGAAGGGCTCGGTGCAGAAGTTCACCGGCGACATCCTCTCGCACTGTGCTTGGTATCACGACATGCACCCGGCGCTCCGCATGGGCTTCTCGCACAAGCTCCCGAGCGGTGTGGGCACAGTTGACGTGCTCTACGACTCGGACGCGAAGGAAGGGACCTGGACCGAGTTCATGTTTGAGTCGGTGCCGGTTACTCAATCGGCGATCGACCCGAATATCAGGCTCGCCCGCATCGGCCAACTCATGCAGGTCGGGCCGGCGTTCCTTCAGTTCGTCGCTGGCATGGGCGGGAACGTGCAGGCTGCGACGCAGGAAATCGGGGAGATCTTCGACTGGCCCGCGTTCGGCGAGTTCTTCCCGACGCAGGACAGCATGATGAACGCTCAGATTCTCGCGCAGACCACCCCGCGCGGGGCGGGCCAGTTGCCCCAGCAAAAGCAGGCCGCGCCCTCGCCGACGGGCGGGCCGATCAATCAGGTGCGGAGCGACATGGCGGCGACGGTGCCCGGTCAAACCTCGATGTAGACGACGGCGCACCCGCGGTTGACGCCGCGGGGGTGCTTTATGAAAACCCCTCGCTTGACGGCATTTGACACCGACGGCCTGCACTCGTGGACCGATTCACATGGGAACGCGAACACCACGACGTTCTACCAGTTGGCGCGGTTCACGCTCCGGGTGAACTCGTGGACGAACCGAGCGTTCCGGTGGCCCCTGTTCAGCCGGTGGAGCAGCGGCGTAGCCATCACCTGGCGCAACATGCGGCTGGACGTTCGCACGAGGAGACTCTGACCGTGCCCAACTACGCGATTCGCTGTGCATCGTGCCGGTTCTCCGGCGACGTGTTCGCCAAGGTCGCCGAGCTTGACGACCAAGGCCGCGTGCTCTGCCCCGAGTGCGGCCAGCGCGCCGAGCAGGATTGGAGCCAGAAGACCATCGCCCCAGGCGGCGCGGCAATCTCGTTCACCGGCCAGCGCCGGGCGAGCATGACCGAGGGGTTCCACTCTTCGGAAGTCTCCGAGGCCCGCGAGATGTTCGGCGAGGTTCACGGCTCCTGCATCAAGGACGACGGCACGGTCGAGTTCAAGAACCGCGACGAGCAGCGCGGATACATGCGGCGCAAGGCCGAAATCTATTCCAAGAACCACCAGCTCTAAATCACCAACTTCTCTGTAGGTGCGCAGAGAAGAACGACAGGTATTCTTCTGGTGGGTAAGTGGGACGCGGAGAAATCCATGTCCCAGGTGGCGAATGAAATCAACGACTTGGACATCCACGACGGCACTTTGCCGCTGACGGATGCTGCACAGCCCGAGGCCGGCGCGACCGAGGAAGCCGACCAGATCGACGATACCGGCGACGTTGACGCATCGCAGGTTGACGAGGCCGATACGGCCGACGGTGGCGACGACGCGACCGAGACGGCCGAAGAGACTCCCGAGACCGAAACCGCCGCGCCCGCTGCCGAGGCTCCCAAGCCCGTGCAGGCCCCGGCGCCCAAACCCAGCGACTACACGGCTCTCGTCTCCAAGATGCGAGAGGAGTTCGGCGAGGAGGCCGCGGCCCCCTTCGCGGCGCTCGCCGAGAAGACCGAGAAGCTCGAAAAGACCCTCACCGACATCCTTGCGGCCCGCGACGAGTACGCGAAGCGCAGCGACCGCGACATCGCCGGCCAGCGCATGACCGCCGCGGGCGTCGATCCGGCCAAGCAGGACAAGGTGTACGCCGACGCCGTTGAGTTCTTCCAGTTCCGCAAGTCGCGGGGCCAGCCCGTCAGCGGCGACGACGCGCTCAACTGGGCGCTCAAGGCCAACGACATCACGCCCGCGCCGACGCCCAAGCAATCCGACAAGGCCGCGAAGGCCGCCAAGCTCCAAGGGCTCCGCAGCGTGCCCCCCAAGTCCCGCGGCACTCCCGCCGCTCTCGATTTCGATGACCCCGCGGTAGCCGACGGTACGGCCCCGCGTCGCAGCTCGTAACCCGAACGTGACACCCCGCTGGGGACACAGCCATGCCTGGTTTGACTCTCGACCAACTCACCGCGTTCCAGAACAGCACCCGCGCCAAGGTTCGGCGCAACACCTTTGCGACGACCGTTGCGCTGAACGACTACGCCTTCCTGGGCGAGTTCCTGTGGCGCAACCCCAACACCAAGCCCGCCGGCGGCACCAAGTACGAGGAGCGCGTTCGTCTCCGGGCCAACACCGGCGCGACCCGCGGCGTGGACCTGTACGAGACGACTTCGGCGCAGAAGGCCCCGCCGCCCGTCGTCGCGTCCGTGAACTACGTTTTCTACGAAAATAAGGGCATCGTCTTCGACCTTCGCGAAGAGTCCTTGAACAGCGGCGAAGAGGCCATCATCCGCCACATGGACGCGGAGCGTGACGCGAACTACGAGGACATCGCGAACAAGCTCGAAAACGACCTCGCGACCACCCCGCTCTCCTCGACCGACACCAAGCACCTGATGGGCCTGCCCACTTGGTTGCGTCCGTCGATGAACACCAGCGGCACGTTCGTTGCCGACCTCACCGGCGGATTCAACGGCACGACCATCCGCTACCTCAACGGCTCGACGGCGACCGTGAGCAGCACCCTCGCGGGCATCGACGCGAGCACCACCAACGCCGAGCGCTGGCGGAACTGGTGTGCGACTCGCCCCAGCGGCGACCTCACGCTTCCGACCTGTCAGACCATCCGCCGCGGCATGGAGGCGACCAAGTTCAAGGCGCTTCCGATGCTCAAGGGCGAGCAGAAGACCACCGACGCGGTTGTGTTCATGTCGCAGACCGACCACGAAGTCTACAAGACGCTCGTGGAATCCGGCCCGGACGATCGCAACGGCGACGTGTTCCCGTTCAAGGACTTCACGCTCGGCCAGGCCCGCATCGTCCGCGCCCCGCAGCTCGACAACGACGCGATTCGCCCGCTCTACTTCGTGCGTCTTGGCATGTTCTCGCTCATCAAGGTGCCCGGCTTCTGGATGAAGGAGGGCAAGGCCCGCGAGAAGCCCGACGCCCACAACACCCTGTACATCCCCATCGACATCGGCGGCCAGTTGTTCACGAACAACCCCCGCGCGGCCGGCGGCGTCGTTCACGCCTCGTTCTAGACCCAGCACCCCGCTCAATGACTCCGACCGGAGATTGATCCATGCAGAACGTCCAGTATCTTCCCAAAACATCCGAAATGACCGTGAACTACACGGGTTTCACGACCGACAACAGCACGGCCGTCACCGCGGACCTCTCCGTAGGCGACTGCGTGATCGCGTACGGCGCGGACACCGACGGCACGCTCCGCGTCTGTCGTCCCGCGACCGGCACCAACCACCTCGCGTACCCGAAGTTCATCGTTGCGGCCATGCCCGCGTCGGTGAACGACCGCATCTCTTCGGGCTCGACCACCCGCAAGGGCGGACTCATCAAGGCCATCCCCGTCGGCCTTGGCAGCGGCACCGTCGGCGTGATTCAGGCCAAGTGCGCCGCGTCCCAGACTGCGGGCGTGTGCGTCGGCGTCGTGAACGGCTCGTTCGAGTTGACCACGGTTGCGGACGCGGCTGTTGACACCGCCGCCAAGCTCGGAACCCGCGTCGGCATCCAGCTCACCACCACAACCACGGCGGCCGTCGTCAACGTCATGGTCGGCGGTTTGTAACTCACCACCTCACGGCCATCCCGCAGAGATGCGAATGGCCGTCTTCCCACTTACCTCTCTCTCACGGCGTTGAAAGAACCTGCGCCCGTCGTCAAAAGGCTTATGCCGTGAGAGAATCATGCACCCGGATCGCGACAACAGCCTCACGTTCCGCGACCTCCAGATACGGGTTGCAGAACTCGCGAACCTCGCCAGCCACAGCGGGACAGTTGCCGCTCCCCCGTCAGACACCCTCGCGCTCGACCAGATCAAGCGAGCCATCAACGACGCGGCGGCCAACGTCGCCCGCAAAGCCTCTTGGCTCTGGCTCCGTCAGTCACACACGATCACGCTCGATGAGGACGGGACTGGCGTTGACAACATCGCCGGCGACTCGACCCGGTACGCGCTTCACCCGTCCGTGCAGTCGGCACCGTACGGGCGCGTGACGTGGCGGAACGCGGCCCAGACCGACGGCGGAAAGGTGTTCAGCACCTCGACCGACCAGCTTCTGTACATGCTCGCCCGGGACTCCCAGACCACCGGCGCGCCGCGGTACATCAGCGTTCAGCCCGCCATCGGCGTATCGACGCCTTCGGGAGCGCGGCCGCGGATGGAGCTCCGCGTGTGGCCCAAGCCCTCAGAGGCGTTCACGCTGACGTGCGAGTTCTCCGTGACGCCGGTTCCGCTGTCGCTGGACACCGACCGGGGCATATGGCCGCCGTACATGGACCTCCCCATCGTTCGCGCGGCGTTCGCGGCGATGCTCAAGTACGCGGACCCTCAGTTTGCGGCGGCGAGCAGCGAGGCCGAAAGGGCCATTGCGGAAGCCAGGGCGCACGAGGGCGAGAACCGCAACAGACGACTCGGGCGGATGGAGAGCGGTCGTCCCGACCAGCTCTACCGCCGCGCCGATTGCCCGATCACCATTCCCGACATCGGTTTCACGATGGAGTAATCCCATGCCCGGCGCATCACGTCTCACCATTGAGAAGGTCATTCAAACTTCTGTCCCCGACAACAACGGCATCGAGCGCGTGTTGGCTCTCCCGATCGAGTCTTCTCGTGTCGGGCTCGCCCCCATCAGCGGATCGACCACGCCCGAAACCGTCGCGATCGAGACGAACCAGGTTGCCGCGAAGTGGGACCACGGCGACGGCACCTCCCACATTCTTTCGTGGCAGTTCCCGATGCCCTTCGACTACAACCCCTACGCCTACGGCGCTTCGCCCACGAGCGGCTCGATGGTGCAGCAGAACCTGTACCTCAAGGCCGACATGCGGAAGATCGACAGTGCAGACGAGAACGCCGACCTCGCGTACACCTGCAAGATCTACTTCCGCTCCACGGGCGACGCCGACCTCAGCACCAACACGACCGTCATCAGCCAGACCCTGAGCGCCACGCTCGCCGCGGCCAGCACCAACCTCGACGGCTTTATCACCTACACCTGGGACATCGGGGCGGCGCTGCGAACCGACAGCCTGCGGATTGATCCGGGCGACATCCTGCGGATCTGCATTGCGCCTCACGAGACCGTCGGCACGACCGACATGGACGTTGAACTGACCGACGCGGTTCTCTACTACCGCGCCACCGCCGCGGGGATCAGCACCGTCGCGAACCGTTCTGTGTGAGCATGAATGCAGGGCACACCCATCCAACTCCCGGTGCGGGGCGTCTCGGACGCCCTACCGCACATCCAGCAGCCCGGCGACCTTGCCGGGCCGCTTGCCATGCGCAACGTCCGCGTCAACGCCTTCGGCAAGGCCGAGGCCACGATGGGGCCGCGCGAGGGCATCACGGCAGCCTTTGAGGCCATCGGCACCGGCGGGCGGGTTCAGGGGATGCTCAACGTCAGCACCGCGAGCGGAACGGCGCTCCGGGTGGGCACCTCCACCAACATCGGCGCGGGCGCGTCCAAAGACGGGCTTGGGTTCCGCGGGCAGGCGTTCATCATCGACACCGACAACAGCCTCGCGCTGGCGTACGGGGCGACCGAAGCCGACTGCCTGACGGCGGGGGCCTACGCCTGTTCATGGCACTCCGACGGCACCAAGGCGTGCGTCGGCCACATCATGAACGACTCGGAGACCGGGGGACCCAACAGCCGCATCACAATGTTCAACACTGAGACCGGCGCGGCGATCTGGACCGCGAAGGTGCAGGGGCGTCCGCCCGGCGGCCCTCTCGACGTGCCCTACGCGACTGTTTACATCAACGCCGTTCGGGTCTACACCACGTTCACCTACGTCTGCGCCGGCCCGTGGGTCTTCGTCTACCGCACGTCCGACGGCGCTTACCTCAAGCGGTACAACATCAACGGATGGTCATGGGAAGTCCAAGACTGCCGGGTGCGACCCGACAACACCCTCGCCGTGCTGTTCCTCGGGACGGGCGTTGCAACTGGACCCGTCACCGCCGGCAGCTACACCGCTGGAGCCTACTTCCGCTCCGCGGTCGCGCTCTACCGGGTGAACTCCGACACCACCGTTGACGGGACGCCTCTGACGCTGATCCAGTACGGGGCCAAGCTCTCGGCCAGCGACCCCAACTACGAGGACCATGCCCACTTCCGGCTGTCCGAGAAGCTCAACCGGACCCCGCGCGGCATGGCCCCGTTCGGGCTCGCCGTGGACTCGACGGGGCGAATCGCGTTCGGCGGGACGAACACGGGGTTTGGCCCTACCGACGCGACTCCACCGGACGGGACGGGCGGGTACTCGACGGTCGGGGTCATCTCCGCCGGATCGAGCACGGCGGCGCTGGTGTGGGAGGGCGACACCCTCTCTCGCCGCGACAACTGGCTCGCGACCGGCTGGTACAACGACATTCCCTACAACGCGGGTTTCGGCTGGATCAGCGAAGCGAGATACGACGCGCCGGGCGTGAACTCGCTCGCGTTCGACACCGACGGGAACGTGTACGCCGCGGGATACCCGAACGCCGCGGGCAACAACGTGTTCAAGCTCCGTTCGTCCGACGGCGCGCTCATGTGGCAGCAAACCGTGGGTGCCCTGGTGTACCAGAACGGGATTGCGTTCGACCCCGTGAGCGGGCTCCTGATTGTGACGGGAGTTGCGAATGCGAGCTACCCCGACGCTGGAGGCCAGTACGCCCACGTCTGGAAGATCGACCCGAGCAGCGGGGCGATCGTGGACCACTTCTATCTGACCAAACCCGTGCGTGTGTACGGCGTGGATGTCCACCCGACCAACGGGAAGATCCTGATTGTGACCGACTACGCGACGACGCCGTAGGAGAAACCCGATGATGCCGACCTCGATTCTGCCTTCCGTGAAGTCCAAGACCCTGCGCGTGTTCGCAGTGTGCTTCATGCTCGCGAGCCTCTCGGCGCTCACGCTGATTCTGTGCGTCGGGTGCCAGCAGACCGTTCCGAGCCCGTTTTCCGGCCAGGACGTGACCGCGGAGCAGCTCGTGCGCGAGGCGGACGCGGAGGCCCGCAAGCTCGAGCGTGAGGCCGAGGAGAAGGCAGCGACCGCCGAGAAGCGGATCAAGGCGGCCCAAGCCCAGGCCCGCGCCCGCATCCGCGAGATTCGCGGGAACGTGGAGCAGACCGCAGCGGAGTCGGCCCGGATCGTGGAGGGCGTGCAAGACGAACTCGGCGTTCAGGTCGCAGAGGCGGAGACCGACTTTACACAGGCTGTAAACCGGCTCGAATCCGAGACCGCGGACCTTGAAGCGACGACCACCAACGCCCTCGCCGCGATCGAGGCCAAGCGGCAGCGGGCGCTCGGCGTGCTCAACTTCGCCAAGAACATCCCCATCGTCGGGCAGGCCGCGGCAAGCGCCGGCGTGGACATCAACGGGCTCGGCGCGTTGCTGTTCGGCGGCGCGAGCGTTGGCACGATCGCCTACCAAGTCCGCCGCGGTCGCAAGCTCGCCGACGCCTCGTGGGAGGACGCCAAGAAGGAAGCCGCCGAAGCCAAGGCCCGCGAGGACAAGGCTTGGGACGACGCACAGACCGAAATGCTCAGGCTCCTGACCACTCTCCCCCGCACTTCTTGAGGACGACCATGCCCAGCGACCACCCAAGCGACAACGACATCCATGTCGTTCTGAACGAGATCCGCGGCACTCAGGAGAGGCAGGGCGAGATGCTCCGCGAGTGCCACGAGTACATCACCGGCGGCAAGCGGGTCGGAGACGGCATTGCCTACCGCCTCACGGCCCTTGAGCACCAGACAGCGAAGGACAGCGAGAGCCGATCGTTCTGGATGCGCACCATCGGCACAACGGCCGTCGGCGCCTTCATCACCGGGATCTGCGCGATCGTGTTCAAGAGCCAGGAGACCGGGCACCCGTGACGTGGACGCGCGACACCGCCACCGGACGATTCACACACTCGGGAACCGCCCGCAGCGTGTGGATGCCGACCGGACTTCGCGCCCCCACCGGCGGCCGGCTCTCCCTCCAGTGCCGCACCTACACCGACAACATCCGATGGGTCTGCCCGTGCTCGACCGACGCCCGAACCGGCTGGGAGGTCGGGATCATGTCGGACGGGTTCGCCGCGCAGGGCAATCTGACCATCCGCCGCATCAACATGGGCGTCCCTTCCGGGCCGACCCAGCAGATCGCGCATGGGCTCGCGGCCAACGTCCCGTTCACCCTCCAGGTTGACTACACCGACAACACCATCACGGCGTCGATCGTCGGGCCTGCAACGACCGTCACCCTCGCCCACACGAACACGGTTGAACCGACCTACGCGACGTTCCGATCAGTCGCGTTCGGATCGGACGTGAACGGGGCGATTGTGGACCGGCCGAAGGTAGACGAACTCGTTCGGGACTTTGCAACGATCCGTGACTCTCTGGTGTCTGTGGGCAATGACGGCACCGTGTACGCGAGCTTCGACGGCACCAGCATGACGCCGATTTCCTCGCGCGTGATGGGCCAGAGCGGCATCGTCTCGATGGATCAGTACCTCGGGACCGTTTACGCCGTCGGCGGCGGCAAGGCCCGCAAGATCGACCTCGTAAACCGCAACAGCATCCCGTGGACCGCGACGGCGGGCTCACTCCCGGGGGCCAACGGCGCCGGCACCACCGATGCGCAGGGCGTGGTGTTCTGGGGCACCCGCGCGGTGCTGTACCGCTCCCAGGCCAACCCCAACGGCTTGTACTTCTCCGCGATCGACGACGCGGACGACTTCAACACGGGTTCGGCAATCTTCGGCGCGGCGTACGTCCGCAACATGCCCGAGCCGGTTGTGTGCGTCGTCCCGCTCACCGACCGGCAGCTCCTGGTGTGCTGCGAGCGATCGACGTACCTGATTCTCGGAGACCCCGGGCTCGGCGCGTCGGAACTCGTTCCGATTCTGGGCTCCACCGGGGCGAGCGGCCCGACCGCGGCGGTTCCGGGGCTCACCCCCGGAGGCGCGATGATCCACTCGCCCGAGGGCGTCTACACCGTCTCCGGGCAGCTCGCGGTTCCGCTGACGAAGCAGATCCTGTCCCTTCACGCCGAAATCGACCGCGACGTGATCGGCACCTACACCGTGACGGCGCTCCGCGATCCCGCGAACGCCCGCGTTCACATCTTCATCACGCCGACTTCGAACACCAGCCAGGGCACGCACCTTTGCTATGAGGAGGTTGTCGGCGGGTATCAGTCCGGCGGGGCCGGGTGGTTCCTCGACACCTTCCCGGCGGACTTCGGGCCTACTGCGGCGTGCGTCCACAAGGGGCGGTTGTACTTCGGCGGGCACGACGGAATCATCCGGACCTTCAGCACGGACGCGGAGGACGACGACGGGGAGGACATGGATGTCGCTCTCCCCGTTCGTGTAATTGCCACCGGCACCACCGAGGGCGACGTGGCGATCGACCGGACCGCGCCGCAGATGACGGCCGACTCGGAATCCGTGACGGTCAAACTGTTCGGCGCGCCCACGCCCGAGATGGTGATGGACCCCGATCAGCGGTCTCAGTTGTGGAGCACGACGTACACACCTCTCGACGCCCCGATCGTGCGGCAGGGATCGGACTCCGCGATGCTGCTGGAGTTCAGCGGCACGACCGCGACTTGGGCGATTGAACAGGTTGACGTGGCGATCTGGCCCGTGAGCAGCCACCGCCGGCGGGCACGGACCTTGGTTGCGGCGTCGGCGCCATGCACCTACCCGGACGCCCCGACCGCGCCCCCGAGCGACCCCGGCGGCGGCACCGGCCCCGGCGCGCCGCCAGCGCCGTCCGGACCCGTTGACATCATCGACGATGGAAGTGTGGACGACGGCAGGTTTTTCAACATCTCCCCCCTCGCAGAGCCCATAGATGCGGAAGAATTCGACTTCACGAACTTTACGAACGACGATCAGCCCGGGGGCGACACCGGTATCGGTGGAACAAGAGACACCACCGCTACCCCCAATGACCCCGCCACCCCGGCGGGCATGTTCCCCGCTGATCGCACGTTCGGAGATGGCATTTACGAGCACTCTACTTGGAACGGCGATTTTGGCAACGGCCTCGAATACACACCCCCCCCCACGACGGAGTAACGACCATGAGTCTCTTGAGAACACACGGCACCCTGACGGTCACGACCACCAGCAGCACCGAAACCATGCTTGTCCGCGTCACCGCACCCTCGAACCACAAGATTCAGGTGCGCGTTCGCATCCACAACCAGAGCAGCACCCCGGCCGTGGCCGTCCGGTTGCTCCGCGCCGCGACCGGCGGCACGCTCAGCAGCGAGCTTCTCGCCAAGATCGACACGGGAGACGCCGAGAACGTTCAGAGCAGTTGCAAGGGCTTCACCGTCAACGCAGCGCCGACCGGAGGCGTTGTCGTCGATGACGGCTGGGTGACAGGCAACGGAGCCCGCGAGTTCCGGGTCGTCCTCCTCAACGGCGGCGAAACCCTCACCGTGGCAGCCCTCAGCACCGGCGCGACCGCCAGCGTGCAGACCGTGGTTGACGTTGACGAGTAGGACATGCCCCTCAAGCGCACCATCCACCCCTACCACACCGCACCGGATCAGGCGACTCGGAAGTTCACGGCCGACGTTGCCGAGAACTTCGACAATCGCCGCGTCTCGGTTCGCTTCACCGTGGGCGCAGAGACCGCCGGGGTGCGATCCATCACCGCGCAGGTGATCGACCGGCTCAACCGCGAACCCATCTCCGGGCGCTGGCTGCTTCGGTTCTGGTACGCGACCACCGCTTGGGGCTCGCCCGGCGGCAACCAGAACACGGCCGTGACCACCGGGACGATGGTTGAGAACACCGACGAGCAGATCATCGAGGCCGCGACCGACGACGGCGGAACCCTGGTCTTCACGGTGACGATTGCCGACCCGGGCGACAGGTACATCTACCTCGCGAATCTCGAGGAGCTTGCGTCAACCGGAGGCGTCTCAAGCGCGGGCGGCGGTTCGTACGTTCCGCCGACCTCAAGCGGCGGGGCTGGCACGGTGGTCCGCTCGGGAACGGCGACCGTGAACTTCGGAAGCCCGCACGAGGACGGGACGGCGACTGTGACGGTGACGGGTCAAACGTGGGTGACGGCGGACGCGATCATCACGGCGACGGCGCCGGCGGTGACTTCCGCCGACCACGACCCAGACGACGCGGCGGTTGAAGGCTTGACGTGTCACGTCGGGAACATCGTTGTGGGCACAGGGTTCGACATCAC